AATATCTTTGATAAGTTTGAATGGATTCTTCAGCCATCTGATACCCAAAAATACTGTCGCGAAACCTATTAGTGCCTTACCAAATCCTATTATTCTTTCAAAAACATTAGCATCACTCTTAAACATATTATACAATCCATCCATCAATGTCATCACTCCAAACTTCATGAAGTCAAATATAAATTTACCTACCTTACTAAGAACTTTGATTACTGTGATTAGTTTTTCTTTATTTGCAGGGTCAGCAAGCCACATCAATGCAGGTATAGCAATAAACATTTTCAACATATTACCTAACATACCTAGTATTCCACTTAAAAAATCACCACCTTTTTTAGAAGCATTCTTAGCAAAATTGACAAGTGGATTATTTCCTTTCTTCTTCTTATCATCTTTTGGTTCTGGTTCTGGTGTAGGTTTATTTTTATTCATCTGCTCTAGTCTTGACATCTCTAACTCTTTGAGTTCTGCAACCATAGAGATAAGACCATTAACACTTTCACCTATCTGATTTATTGCTGTAGTATTATTATTGAAATGTGTAGTCGCACCAAAAGGATTGGAACCTTTGCCTTTGGGTTCCTCTGTGTCAACAAACTTATAAAAGTTTAGTTTACTACCTTTTTTTACTCCTGTTGCTTTTGCCATTATAATCGTCTAGATGAGATAGAAGAGATTGATGCTGAACGACTACCTGTATTTATTGGGACTGCCTTATCAATCAATGCAAGTTGAGTTAAAATTATAGGTATTGGAATGATGTCATCCATAGTAGATCCTAATGCAACTTGTTCTGCTAGTCCACCCTCCGAAAATTCTGGTGTCTTAGGAACAGGTGCTATGTATTTAGATTGATTTCTTTTAAACAGTCCACCTGCCATCTTCTCTTCAAACTCAACTTTTGTATCATTCTGTGCACCATACTTGCGTAACTGTTCTTCATTAGACATCTCTTTGAACGCAGTGTATTCTTCCAGAGAAACTTCTTTACCATTAATAAATGCTTTACCATCAGTGTAAAGATTAAATTTAGAACTTACTTGTTTGACATTAGTGATAGTAGTAGCATTACCATCGTCTTTTGGTACCTCTACTTTTTCTTCTTCCTCCTTCTTACCTTTATTACCAGTCAAGAATCCAACTATCGTACCTAAGTCTGGTAGTTTCTTAGCGGCCTCCTGTACTTTGGGGTAAAGTTGTTTGTAACCTGGAACTTTATTCAACATTGCCTCTTCTAATGCTGCTATTCCTGGTACAAAATCTCTTGCAAACATAAATGCATCGATACCCATTGACATAGGAGGACCTGCAGCATTTCCAAATAGACCAGAGATATCAAGAGCACCAGATATTGATTCAAGAGAACCTCCAATAACATCACCACTCGCTAGTCTATCATATGCAAATAGCATGTTTACTAGACCACCGACTATAGGTAATGCCTTACTACCAATCTTTTTACCTAGAGGTCCAGGTTTTGCTAATGATAAACCTTTTGTCTTTAAATATTTCTCCATCATTGCACCCGCAGGTGTCTTTATTATGGCATTATATGCTTTCTTACCCATCTTATTTGCCCACTGTACAACAGGATCAATAAACTTTCTTAATGGATCTAGTACTTTCATAACTAGTTGTTCTTTTACAAAGTTTCCTGCTTTACTAAGGTTACCACCTATCCAGTTTCCTGCTTTTGCAAGATTACTTTTTAATCCTGCAAATAGACCTTTTCTTGCGGTATTAACTCTCTTACTTAACTTTTGAGTATTTTTAAATGCTTCTTGAAATCTTGGTGCTAACTTATTATACTGCTCTGTGATAAAATTCCTTGCTGCTTTAGTAGTACCTTCTAATATATTCTTACCTTTCTTCGCCAGTCCCTGTCCGATGTCATCGACTCTATTCTGTATGTTTGCAAAAAAACCTTTTCCTCTTGATGCTTTCCTCGTTGCAGTGGCAAAGTCCTCACCTTGATCTATTCGTTTTCTAGCATCAGCAATCTGATCACTAGTCATACCTTTCTTCTTCATCTTTATCTCATCAGGAGTTGCCTTCCTGACTTTACCATTCTCTAATATTTCATCAGGTTTTAATTTCTTTTTTGTCTTTGGATCAAACTCATCAGGTGCTTTCCTAGGTTGCTTATTCTTACCTCTACTACCACCATCATCAACACCCATCATACCTGCGAATATGGCTGCAAGTTTTTGTGCTGCTCCTATTGTTCCTGCTATCAGTGCAAAAGCACCTAGTGCCTTACCAAGTCCTACTAATCTTTCTCCTAAAGTTTTATTTTCACCAAATATTTGATCAATAGTAGTGAATATTCCACCTACTAATGCTTGACCAAACTTAAATATCCCTCCAAATACAAAGGATGCTTGCTTAAGAAATTTCTTTATTGCCTCTAAGTTCTCAGGTTTAGAGAAGTATTCCATTATTTTATAAGTAGCAATCGCAGCACCTACAGTCAACGCTGCTTTTGCAACAGGTCCTAGGAACTTAGTTAAGAAACCCCCTAGTCCTTCTTCTTTATCTTTACTTTTTAGTTTAGGTTTTTTCTTCTTAAGAATCTTTGAACTATCTTTCTCTGCCTCATCTTGTCTCTTCCCTTCTTGTCTATCTTCTGCTGCTGAATCTTTCTTTCTTCTTTTGATTCTACGTTTTGCTATTGCTTGTTCTACAGAAGTCTTTTCAAATGCTTTGGATATTTTAACTAGATCACTAGTAAGACCACTTAAACTATTTACAGATTTACCGAGATTATTGATAGCGTCTAGATTAGAATGCACAGAAGTCTTCAACGCACCCTTCACGGATTTCGTTACGGTTGGACTAACCATCTTGTAGGCAACTATCTTTGCCATCTATTTGTTTTGCTCCCTCATGCGTTTTTCTTCTTCTTTGAGGAACTGGATTAACATATCAACGTAGATCTCCTTTTCCCAAGGCATAAGGTTATCTATGTGTTCGATGTTCCACTTGTGGTGGTGCATCAATGCGAAGTTCCCCTCATAATAAGATTGAAGACTAGTATGCAGTAGGGCTAAGCGAAAAAAGATGCTAACCCTTCTAAAACTACGTCACTCTCAACACCTGTGTTTGGATTAGTTACCTTAACTGTATGAGTTAACTTTGGCATAGTGTCAAAGAACTTTTGTATCTTAGCAAACTGTGCACTGTTCATATCATCAAAGAACTCTTGGATCTCTTTCTGAGGAACATCAGCACACACATATACTTGATTAGGATCAGCGATAGTTTTTATACAGGCCGCGGCCATCTTAAACACTTCGTCAACACCTACGTCTTCTCCACTGAAATTCATAGAGACAAACATATCCAGACTAGGGTAACCCATAGTTATAGTACACTCTTCAGACAACTGAATATCTGGTTTGTGTCCTCTAGTCTTCTTGACTTTGATTTCATCTAAAGGTATAGATACAGTCACAGTGGACTCATTGTCATCTGGGCAGGTGACAATACAATCTACCTTCTCTCCTACAGACTTTGTTCTAATCTGTAAAAACAAATACTCAATGTCAAAGGTTGCTAAACCCTCTACAGTTTTTAGATCTGTACACTGGGTTATGATATTTTTAATTGCTTCAATGATCTCTGACTGATTGCCAGTTTCAGTTGCAAGCAATAGTAACTTCTCTTCTTTTACAAGGAATGGTCTGAAGTTCACTGTTCTACCGTCAGACGGTAGTTTCAATTTGTACTTAGGTACATTTAACTTAGGTAATGCCATAAACTATTTCACGTCATATTTTATTTAGGTACTATCTATACAAGGTTTATTGGTCTTCTAGTTTCAATGTCGTAAACAATGCCACCAACGGTGAATGTTTTTGCAACAGTGCTACCTTCTTGTCCTAGTGTAGCATCATATCCACCACCTTGACCTGTAGGTACGGTAATCTCAAAGTTTTGACCTGGATCAGTGACAGAATCAGCAGCATAGAATCTATATCTTTCGTAATAAAATCCTATCTGTAACCTCATTATAGTATTTTGTTCGTTAGTTAACTGTATAGTTCCAATATTATATGGATATACGTTTCTCATTTCCCAACAACCAGTGAGTTCTCCAACGTTTTGTGTAGGGTCAGAGAGAACATTTGATGTAGATGTTTCCCACTTATATACTCTCACTCTAGGAGAACAATATCTATCATAAAAATCAACATACTGACTAGAGTCCTGTGTTATTCTATTGACCCAAGTTTCAAATATTGCTCTAGTATATTGAGTTCTTGGTATAGTAAACTCAATATTCATTTCACTAAATGATTGGTTTGTTGCATACTTTACAGATGCACCTGGAGGTTGGAACTGAGAAGTAGTAACCTGTCTACTAGGCAGACTGACACTATTTGCATAATAATCTAACAGATGAGCAGGAGTTCCTGTCTCAAGTGTTGTAACAGACGAAGAACTATTACCACCAATAGATCCTTGCTGTAGTATAGGAGGTGTTGCAAAACTAACTGAAAACTTATTCAGTGTAGCAGGTGCATTCTGTCTACTCTTGACCATTGTGCTAAGAAAACCATCTACACCATGCATAGGTGCAATTTTTCTAGCACTTTGTTTATTAGGGATTGCCATTAGACTTTAAGTTCCTTTTCAGTGATTAACATAAACTCCCAAGAGTGATCTTTACAAAACTCAGTTGCTGCTTTCCACTTTGCTTTATTGACATGATATGTAACAACCTCATTTATATATCTCTTTGTGTTTCTTTTTTGTGTTTTAGGTTCAATGGTTTGTTTGAATGGTTTAACTTCTACTAAATACTTTCTGTTCTGGATTCTGACATAAAAATCTGGAAAGTATCGATGACGTTTACCATCAACAGGTGAAATATAAGGAATGATAATCTCCTCACTACCCCATTCTTGTACAGACGTTGTGTAGTCACACCATTTCATAAACTTATATTCCCAAGAGGACCTATAAATAATGTTACTGGGGTCACCTTTATACTTTCTAGGATAAGAAGGTCGATATTTTCCTTGATACCTCATAAATATAATATAGATTCACATAGTATTTAGGAAAAAGTAGTGAGTGTTTTAAAATATCCATACAGACCAGTGTCCCCAGAGGGAAGGGATGAAGAATATCCCACGGAGGCGACTGACTATGTTATGTTTCATAGATACAGAATAAGTTATGATGATGAGGCAGACGGTTATAAAGGATTGAACGTACCGAACAGCAAAATATTAACAGATGATAATAAGGAGAGAGTGTATCTAGCAATGCCAAAGGGCATATCAACTTCATACTCACCATCATATAGTAAAGTTGATATGGGTGTAGCAGGTGTCATGGCATCAGCACTAGCAGGAGAAGGAAGCACAGGTGGTTTAAATTTTGATAAAGTAGCATCAACAATAACAGCAGGTGCACAAGCAATCTTACCAGAAGCAACTGCTAATATGATATCAAAGGTATCAAGTTCTCTTAACAACTTATCAGGTGGAGGAGGAGGACCGAATGCAAATC